CAACGTGTTAATTGTATTATTGAACCCAACAAGATCAACGGGGGGAGAAACCCCGCCGACACGGACCATCTTCCTGGGTTTTGTAGCTCCCCATCGCCTTTGTACGCGCAAATTGGGGTGGTCTGGGGCAACGCTCAATGAGCTAGCCACCCCGCGTACGGCAACGGGGCCGCATTATTGGGCGCTGACCTCAGGGCGAACACGCCCCAAAAGCCAATCAACCCAAGTACCCTCAGGAACTTCGCACCTCCTCTCCTCAAAGGCGAAAGTGCGGTCATATTGATTCATTTCCCGACGAGCAGCGGAAGGGAGAAAACTAAGAGACAGTGCGACGTCAACCACCGCACATGCATCCTTGATCCTCAAATCCCTCAACTCCAACACAACATCACGCAAAAACTTACGGGTGATAAGCTCATTCGCTTCCGTCCTGGGTCTAGGACCAAACTGCAAATATGCACGTCTGGCTAAAGCCATAGCTATGGCCAAACCAGGCTTGGACCTGACCCGCTCACGGACAACACCCGCCTCGTCCTCCCGTTTTTGTTGCTCAACAAACTCCCTAGCATCACAACTATCGTCCGAATCAAACGTTTCTAATAATACCACGCCATTGCGCTCAATTACAGACATTGCGGTAGCTAACCAGCGGTGTATCTTCCGCCTGGAGTTAAAAGATATAAGAATGGGCGCAGCCGTTATGACATACGGTATGGCCCGATTGAGTGCGCGATTTGTCCACACTCGGACTACCAAACGCAACACCCACTTAATGCTGCCGCTCTTCCACAAATCCCTCACTATTATCCCCCAATATCGCGCCCGACTAATAAAATTGGCCAAACTACTCATTGGTATTTGTGAGACCGCATGTAGCAATCGTAGGAAATGTGGTGATCGAAATAAGCGGTCCATAGCATATAGTGGTTGTCTGGGATGTTGGCCATCACCCCCACCCTCTAGTTGGTGGTAACTGGTCAATCGAGACCAACGGTCCTGTATAGTAGAACATACTCAATACACAGGGTGCAATCCCTGGAGTGACATCAAATGCGATTGGTCTTTGAGAAGGCGCCCCCGTCCTCAAATTCGTCCTCGACCTTAGGCTCCACCTTAGGTGGTGGCATTGTGTTCGTGGACCTATTCCTCTTGATGAATGTATTGTTGACGCAGGGAGTAACCCGAAAGTTCATCAAGACTTCGAAACTCTCCCACGGCACCAAATGCATAGCACGAGCATTGG